AAACATTCTGATCTCGGTACACAGACAGCATAAGAATACCTCTTGAAAATTATACCCTCGAATTAATAAGTCTAGCTACATCTTCATAAGAAGCATAGTCGGCTGAGTCTATAAAACCGGCTAAATTCTCAAGATTTTCTTTAAAATAGATTCTAAGAATATCTATCACAGGTCTCTCGGGTTGATTATTAGCAGGAGGTTCCTTGTTAAACTGTTTCCATCTTTCATTATCACTCGCCCACCGATACTCAAAAATACCACCCTGCGACGGTATGGAAATAATCTCAGTGGAAAAGACTTCTTTACCAGCCTCCCCTGTCTTCTCAAAAAACCATGGTGTTGATTTTTTCTCGGGTGTTCTCAGGTAACCAGGACTCAGCGCGGGAATTTTCACACCAACTTCTGTCATGCCCTCTCTACCGTGGGACATCAGAAGGCTCTGAAGAGCGCCTAAATCTTTTCGCATCTGCCTCTTTATGAATCTGTCAACCGCGTCTTCCACAAGTCTTCTCCCTGCGAAAACACCAGGAACAATTGAAGCCGCGTTTACTTCAATATACCAGGTCCAGGCTACCCCTGATCCTCTGGATCTAAACTTACGCAGATAGATCTCCAGGATGGTCTCCTCGATAGTATCAAATATCTCTTTATCTAAAAAATCAGAAGCATCTACTTTGACACGGATTGCCAGTGAATCAGCCACGAGTTGATTCTTCGCTCTCTCCCACTCTATAAATGGTTACACCTTGAGCGTCGGGTTCGATATACTTCACAATATATTTATCGTGTTGAAGAAGGCTGTACACAATACTTTCTGGTCGGACTACTAACACTGAATTCTTAGGTACATCAATCACTGTGGGGAGTCTCACTATAAACTCATCTTTAGGCTCATTGTTTGGCTCCTGATAAAAGAACTCTGCTGAAGCGATAGACCCTTTAATGCCAGAGGCAACCGTGACTGTACCTGTGACCGTCCTGCCTGTGTCAGGATCTTGGGATACTATTTTGTCTAAGATGTCAAACACAACATTGCATGAGTAGGCATCGCACAAATACTGGACCGGATTCGGACTTGGGTTACCTGGAAACTTGGGGTTCTCTTCTACAAGCCTGGCAACCAGGATCCACTCCTCGTTACTCAAACCCTGATTCGTAATTACGTAATCCCCGCCTTGTAAAGAGACTTCGTCTGTCTTCAAGAAATCTTCAAAGCATGTGATCGCAATCCGGTCATACGCCGCCGATTTACGTTTCGTATCGGAAGAAAACTGCTTCAACTTAAAAGGTACTTCGATTGAAGTAGAAGCATCGTTATTCGTGTATCTCAGCCCAGGTACATTGTGGTGTACCATTCGACTCGTAACTTTTGATAGTCTGATACTCATAGTTACCCGCTTATCAAATACTGATTTTCAAGGGTTACTGGGTTCACTGCGGAAGGTGCCAGGATCAAATTACGATCAAACACAATCGGATCATCCAAATCAGGGAAATGAGCTTCACCTTCTGATTTCAACTCTCTAGCCAAGGCATCCCAGTCTATCTTAGCGATTTCCGCTTGGACTTTGTTATCTGTTTGATTAACAACTCTGCCTTTGCAGAATCCTACACACAGTTTAGCTGATACTAAATAGGTAAACGCGATCTTTATTTTGTTTTGATTAATCTGTGACAAAGACAAATATTCTGGGTATCTCTCATTTATATCTATCGTGACTGCACCTGAAAAAGTTAGGAGGTCGATTGTGGCGTCTGACAATTCATCGGTTTCTTGTCCAGCGCAAAGCGCCCGAATAGCGTTGTACCTATCATCAAAATTTATCGTGGGATCAAACACAACTGACCTCCTATGGTTTGTTACTTAGTAGATCTACTCCTGGACTGAAACTGAGAACGAATCAGTCGGATGGCCTCTCTTTGTTGCTTATCCGTAAAAACAGAAACAGGCGTGTCGGGATCTTGTAACTTGTACTCATCCGTTTCAGATCTTGTTAGACCTGCTAAAGCCATCTTATCAATTTTTTCTGAATCAGGCTCGTTTTCTAACCCAGGTGTAGTTGCTTTAAGATTCTGGTAGTGTTTAGCCACTCGGTCTGCTTGACGCCCTCTGGCCGCGATAACCTTCTTAATTTCTCTTTCGTAAACTGCCTTTGATATCTCAAAAAAAGGCTGAATGATAGGCGCTTGGCCACCTCTTTGTCTATCCGCATCAATCACACTCATGAGCGCATCTTTTTCATTTCTTGCTGCGCGGTCTCTAAAATACCGACAACTCCATTTTTTATGCGGTCTCATGCATGTGTCCACCACTTGATTGAACTCCATGTCTCTGTAATACGATTTACTCACGATCTCAACAGCAGAAACCGCATCCTCGATGATATTCGTAATCTCAATTCTTCTGGAATCATTAATACCTTTTTGGTCCGGGTCTAAGTTTAATAACTCCTTAACTTCATCAAACTCAATAGGTGACAACAATTTGAAATAAATATAATCGTCCTCTCCCTCCACCGGCTTCCTAAACTTACTGAACTTAAAAGATCCTTTTGCTTCTGTATGCTCAACTTTCATTCCAACACCGCTTGTTTCCGTCATAGATAACCTCCGAACCTAAATCATACACTAAAACCATGAAATAAAAAAGGCACCCTAAAAAGAGTGCCCTTCTATGATTAGTAAGTAGCGGACTACTAAGGAACAGTCAAAGACAGAATCTGGCAAGAGTCTCTAAACGCTGGCAGTATTTCGATGCCATCGTAGATAGTGGAGATTTGCTTGAATACTTGGTGCTGCATGTCGTAACCTGTGTCGTTTACTTCGCCACCGGCTTTTACAACACGACCAAGAGATTCTTTCGTATCCATCAAGATAATCGCGTTATCTGCGATAACTGCGGTATCTGTGATAAGAGAAGAAGGACTCTGACCCAAATAAGTTGGATTCGTTGGTTTTGGCATTTCAGGGTATGCTGAAGCAGCCAAGACTCTAAGCTCGTCAAATGCGATCAGATTCGCAGGAGGTACAGCTTGGATGTAGCTTTGGAACGTATTGATATTCTGCAGAGCCAGATTAGGTTTGTAAGGTCTCATGCCGTGGAGCATAAGACTGAGTGCGAAGTAGCTAATCTGACCGGCTGCTGAGATTGTAGAATCAAAGCTGACCGCTTGAGTAGATGTGGCACCTGAAGTCAAACCGTAGATGGTATCGCCGCTTATGATAGTAGTCAAAACATGGTCAAAGTACGCTTTCCTTTCACGAAGAGCGGATCGTTCCATTGCCTTTCCGAATAACTGAATATCAACACCGTTTGCAAATTCCCTAGAGAATGTGAGACCAACACCGTGCTTGATCATGGTCCCTGAATAACCAGACAGAGTTAACTGACTGACAGGAACTTCGGCCATTTCAGAGATACGTTGAAGCCGTTTGTGTCTCCACTGACTATCGTTAATCCGTATCGTCTTGTAGGTGTCTTCCCTTTGAGTACGAGTAGACGCAAACAAGAGATTAGGATCGAACTCAACATCCTGAAGAGGTGTCCAGAACAAAGTGTCTTTCATAAACGCTGGAAACAGAACACTGTTTGCAGGAGTATGAGCAACTTGGTACTTCAAAGGTACCGTCATTCGTGGCTCTCTTGGATTGTCGTCTTGTGTTTTAAACCCAAAACGAATCAATTGACGGCCTAAAGCAGTGTGGTTACCCAACGGATCATCCGCTGCGTAAGCATGAGAAGGGTCCATCTCTTCTAAAAGTTCTGAAACCGACATGCCTTGATCATTCGCAAAAGTAACCATACTAGGGTCAAGTTTAATTTCATTAAAAGGAGTTCGTACATTCACGATATCCGGATTTTGTCCGTAATCGAATGTTACTCCCGACAAGTTTTCCTTGCTATCTTCGAAAACTCTAGTCGCTTGAAGGGTCTCATCACTAAAGTTTGTGAGAAATCTTTTTGGTGTGTTTTTCATAATAGCTCCCTACAGCCTAACTACGACAAGCTTCAAAGTCGTATCAACGGCGATGGCTTTCGTAGTTACCGCGTCTGCGATAGCTAAAGTTGAAGGTATCTGAACGAGACCCGCTGTGGCAGAAAGAACAAGTTTGCCTGTGGCCGTTACAGAACCAGGGACAGGCGCGGTGCCTGTGTACTCGCAGATAAATAAATCTGCTCCCAAGGCAACGGTTACGTCTGCTGGTCTACCCTCAGCTGAGGTTTCATTGATGTCATAAACGTCAGATTCATAAGCGACACCTGCTATAGTGTTTCCGCCTGCGACGACCATACCCATAATTGGAGCATCGGCTCCAAGGGTGGTGACATTCGCTGCAGTTCCGTCTTCCCAAGCCACTGCTAAGTGACGCTTGGTGATACCGGCGTTATAATCTGTCGCATTTGCCGACATCAGGTACTCGGACAGCATCAGCTTCGTGACTCTGTTACCAGCGGTTGTGTGGCTATTGCCTACCGTAATTTGGGGCCCAGAATAAAGTCTGTCTCCAATATTAAATCGTTCAAGATTACCGTCTACTAATGGAATTTGTGGCATAACAGTCTCCTTACTTTATTCCGGCAGCGACTGATCTAGCCCTGCTGTAGTTTTCGTTAATAGAATCTTTCGATCCTTCGTTCTGTGTGTGTTCTCCTGGAGTTAACGCATCGCAATAGACAACAATGTTTTTCTCGTATACTTCAAATAACTCAGCTTGAGTCATCTCAGCGTACTTCTCAGCATTCTCATCTTTGTCTGCACCGTAGGCTTTTATACCTGATGCAATGACAGACTCGATCAGACCTTTTGAGCCCTCATCGAATAACTTCTTCTCAGCTGTCAAAGCATCGAGTCTTTCTTTATTGGCAGAAAACTCCTCTTTATCAGCCTGAAGTTCTGTCACCTGTTTTGTTAACTCCTCAATTTGAACAGCACCATCAGCCAATTTGAGTTTATTAGAAATAAACTCTTCGTACTTGTCAGTACCTATTGAAATTGTCTCCATTTCGTGCTCCTTTTGAGTCGTTTGGGTGGAACTTCCAGTTCTCAAGTTAGTTTTACCACAATCTTCTTCACCTTGTCTCTGTACACTAGGCTCTGAAGAAAACTGATAATTGATTGTTTTACCTTCCGCAGGTTCTGAATAACTGAATTCTTTAACAGCGCCTGCGTTTTTAACAGCTCCTGCCAGCAGAATAGAATATTCCTTTAACCTACCATCCGATTTTGTGTCATCGTTTTTCTCTACGCCCATGTGGGCGTAGCACAGTTTGCCCTCATACTTTTTGCCTAGTTCATGATCACAACTGTCATAACTTAATTTTGTCTCGCAAACGCTGCATATCGCAAGCTTAGTAGCGAAACCAATGGACCCTGCTTTAATTTGTCCTGCACTGTATTTAACACCGATATCTTTAGTCTCCATCACAGTGGGGCTGGCATCTCCGAAAAATCCGCCGCCTCCGAAGGACAAGACTTCTTTACCTTCTATGGTATAAAACTTTCCGTATAATTCAAGTAGCGATTGACCCGCTTCGTTCAGTTCACTGGTGTTCTCTTTTAGCTCCACGTCAAACGCGGTACCAAGAGGGAGAGCTTCTGCTAAACTTGGATGATTCATCATTAAAGGAACCACACGAGTACCATCTGGCTTTTTCATATTCTTCTCAAAGTTCTTAAGAATAGGACCACTCAAAATAGAGTTATAACTTGTCAGTCTATTGTCGGCCATCATTTGATGAACAACTCCAATTGATTCATCCGGAACTCCATCAGGATTCAGCATCATCTTCTTAATCTTCTTCAACTCCTCCGGAGTAGGTTTAGGGAAACTCATCAGGCACCTCCAGTGCTATTTTAAATCATTTCTTGCGAGGCTTTCTACTGGTGCCTGCGGGTGTCTTCTTAATCACTCCTGTTTTCTTAGCGGCAGGAGTTTTACCCCGCTTCGAAGATGCTTCCGGATCAGACCTTCCGTCGTCCTCATCCGTAGGTTTGGCTGGCGATTTTCCGGCGTCATCGGTATCTGACGGATCCGGAGCCGCGTCGCCTGCACCATTCATTTTCTTAAACAAATCAATGTCACCGTACAAATCACCTAAAGGACTATCATTTGGAAGAGGCGTCCCGGTCATTGACAACGAGAATTCCTCAGCTGTCATGCCGCCCATGAGAAGAAGCTGCTTATTCGTCGCAAACTTCTGAGACCTAGCAGGCTCCAACTCACTCTCAGGTCGTAACTCCTGGGGTTTGTGCTTGAACTCAGCAAGAACATCTGCTCCCATGGCTCTGAAAAAGAATGTAAAGATATCACTCATGCAGTCTTCAACAACAGATTGGTACCCTTTCAAAGACTGATTCTCCATAAACTGCTGCAATGGATCCACTGTACCTGTGACCCCTAGAACACTTGAGAATGTTTTCATGGCCTGGGCAGTGTGCCTTTCCACTACATCCAGTAACGGAGCTGGATTCAGAGTTCCTTTGGCCTGACCTGCGCTTTCTAGTATCTCCAGTTCAACATAATTGCCTGAGATAAAAGCTTGACCAGGCTCAAGGTTCTGCAATGTTTTAGCAATATCAGTACGAATTGCTTTCACCGCAGTTTGATACTTCTTGGGGTCTAGTTGCACGTCCTTTGGGAATGTCTTGACAAGGATGTCTTCGAGTAGGTTTACAGATATCCTTGGCCATGCAGTTTTCTTAACAACTTCCTGAAGATCATCCAAGAAGTCTTTTTGGAAATAAATAGTGTTGGCCACAGGCTCCATAGGACTCCGCGCATAAGGTGTGTCAGTACCAGGGTCTATACGGGTCCAAAAGAAATTGGGATAGTCCAAACTCACATCTGTTTTAGAAAAGCCAGTTGTAATCTCTTGGTAGGGAACGTACTTTCCAGGCTTGGGCTCTTTGAACTTAATACTGTTCGGGTTCACAACCTTGATATAAGCAGGATTCCTTGCCCTATCTAAAACAGCTTCTGCCGCGATGACCCCATAAAGCTTCACAGACCTAAGCATCTGTTGTCTCACACCTTCCAGAGAAATATGGAAATCGAACTTATCGCTGCCTCTACTATTCTCTTTAACGAAAGACATCAACTTTTCTTTTCTCTTGTGCTCATTCTTAATGTGGCGGCCTTTAGAATCCGTAAGAGATAACCACCAACTCTGTGAGGCTCCCCTAACTGTAGACCAAACTCCGTGGGATACCGTCTGATCTTCCCATGAAAGCTTAAAAATCTGTTCCTCAATACTCAAGTTCTGTCTGTCAGATTCTCTATTTAATTTTGATTGGATAGGATCATAGGACACCCTATTAATATAAGCGTCCTGGCTACCTGGTTGGAATGTAGGAGATACGGTAAACGAACCTTTTTTTAAGGAGGTTTGCTTCAACTTAAACTTTAAAAACTCAAACATAGTTTCTCCTTGACATTTTATTCTTACATAACACCGCCTGTCTCGACTACCGTATAACCTGTAGAATACATTACGGGTCTGTCGGTATCGTCGGGTTCGAAAACGAATAAAACGGCCACCAAAGCATAGCACGAAGATAATAAATAGTGATCTGCTTCATTTTTCTTTTTAATCCAAACGGTCTCTTTCTTAATGATACCTGTGGTATGGTCGCCTTTTTCTATGATCGATTTTTTAGCAGAACGGAAATGGCTCTCGAATTCCTTCCCTTCCGACGTCTTATAAAAATTACTGGGAACCCTCAACTCAAATTGTGAATGGGACTTCTTAACCATGTTAGACACACTGTTAAGAACCCAGGTTCTGTTAATGCCGATGGCTTTGTTCTTATCTGTAGGCTCCGTGTACGCATTCAGATTCTTATTAAAGAAGGCCCAACAGAACACACCAGGTAATGCCTCAGCTAATGCACGAGGTAAGTTAATGTCAGGAGACCCATCACACACACCTCTGACGGTGTTAAATCTTTCGCAAAGCTCCCTGACTTCGGAAACGACTTCATCGAGGCCAAAAGCTTGACCATCGTCACCTCGGGCCATAGCTTTTTCTTCCGCATAAATTAAGTCGAGGAACACGCCGTTGACACGATAAATCGTAATGTGAAGATTCTTGCCCTGATCGATCCCCATGAAAGTGATGCCTTCGGAACGCTTCATCAGACTTGTGAACCCGGACGCCTCGCTTGCACAGCACTGCAGGAGGTTTTCTCTGTTGATTGAATCAGATGTCTTGTCGTAAGGCTCACCCAAAACCTGGTTATAGAATTCCAGCAAACCATTCATCTGGAAGAAAACGTCTAGTATTGTGACAGCATTGTGGCCGCGCTTTGTGACAGGATCCCAAGGAACATTAAATCGACTGATCTGTCTTCCGGATACACCTTTACTCTCGTAAGTGGCCACCCATTCTTTTAGTTCACTTCTCGTCCTGTCCAGTCTCTTATCACACTTCTTACACCCTATGTAGGGCTCCCTGTCTAAGTACTTATGCTTCCAATCCAACTTATCGACGCCTGTTCTTTGTGGCATCTCGGGGTGGAACGGAGGTAAGTTCAGAAGTCCTTTTTTAAACTTAATACTATCAGGGAAAGTCATAACCTGCCATTCATTACACGCCAAGCATTTGATCATGTAGTACTTCTGGTCTGACTGTTTAAACAGAGCATTGATGCCGTAATCCGACACTGTCGGTGTAGAGAAACAGTCATAAATTTTAT